TGATCTCCTCCAGTTCTGCGTCGGTCAGCTGCGTCGGGTCATCGACCACCGGCTTGATCTCGACCTTCTCGCGCCAGCCCGCCCGGGCCTTCATCCAGAAGATCGCCGCCGCGACGTTCTTGCCCTGCGTCGCCATGGTGAACAGCGACTGCGCCACCTTGGCATTCGCCTCAGTCGTGCCCCGGTCCAACTCCTCCCGGAAGTGCTTGCGCAGCGTCTTCGCGTCGATCCCGAGGTAGGTTGCGATGTCCACATGCGGCACCCCGAACCCCGCCATGGTCTTCACCGTGCGCCGCTGGTCCGGGGTCGGTTCATACCGGCGCATGGGACGCCTCCGCGGGGCTGCTGGGGGCGCCGCTGGCCGGGCCAGGGGCGAGACCGCTGAACAGCGCCCCGTCGCCCTCCCGCACCGCGTCCTGCCCAGTGAAGGCCTCCCAGCGGGCAATGGCGACATCCACGTAGGCCGGCGACAGCTCGATGGCGTGGCAGGCCCGCCCCGTCATCTCCGCCGCGATGATGGTGGTCCCGGATCCCGAGAACGGCTCGTACACCGCCTGGCCCTGCGAGGAGTTGTTCTCGATGGGGCGGCGCATGCATTCCACCGGCTTTTGGGTGCCGTGCACCGTCTCGGCGTCCTCGCTGCGGCCCGCGATCTGCCACAGCGTCGTCTGCTTGCGATCGCCCGACCAATGGCCCTGGCCGCGCACCGCGTACCAGCAGGGCTCGTGTTGCCAGTGATAGTGGCCGCGACCGAGCACCAACCTGTCCTTGGCCCAGATAATCTGGGCGCGGATGTCGAAGCCGCAGGCGGTCAGGCTGTCCGCCACCGTGGCGGCGTGCAGGGCGCCGTGCCAGCAATAGACGACATCGCCGGGGAAGAGCGCCCAGGCCTCCCGCCAGTCGGCGCGGTCGTCGTTCTCGACCTTGCCTGTGCGCCGGGTGGTGCTGACCCCTGCCCTGTTCCGCCACTCTGGGTCGTAGGCAACGCCGTAGGGCGGGTCGGTCACCATCAGGTGGGGCGTCACGCCGGCGAGGACCTTCTGCACCACGACCGGGTCGGTGCAGTCGCCGCAGGCCAGGCGGTGGCGGCCGAGGAGCCAGACGTCGCCCACCCGCGTGACCGGCGTCTCGGGCAGCGGGGGGATGTCGTCGGGGTCGGTCAGGCCGCTGGTCGGCTCGGCGAGGAACCCGGCGATCTCGTCCGCGTCGAAGCCGGTGAGGTCCAGGTCGAAGCCCAGATCCTGCAGCTCGGCCAATTCCAGCCGCAGCAAGTCGGCGTCCCAGCCGGCGTTCAACGCCAGCTTGTTGTCGGCGAGGATGTACGCCTTGCGCTGCGCCGGGGTGAGGTGCGCCAGCTCGATCACCGGCACCTCAGCCAGGCCGAGCTTCCTGGCCGCCAGCACGCGGCCGTGGCCGGCGATGATGCCGTTGTCGCCGTCGGTCAGGACGGGGTTGGTGAAGCCGAACTCCCGGATGCTCGCGGCGATCTGCGCGACCTGGTCGTCGCTGTGCGTGCGCGCGTTCCGGGCGTAGGGAATCAGGGCCGCTGTTCTGACCCTTTTGTAGCAGGGGAAGTTTGCCTCGACAGCGCGAGTATCCGGCATTCTCGAAACCCTCCATCGGGAGTGGTGTCGGGCGGGTCGCCGCGACGGCCATTTAATACCGGATCGGGATTCTTGGACACAATGCACCGCAACTGCGCGGCACTACCCGCGACTACGATCGGCGCAAAAATCGCGGCCCAGAGACCGGCGCCATGTTGCCAATGTTGCTCGCGCGCGCGAGGCAGGTGATGGAGCAGTAAGAAAGGGAGAGAGGCAGAACGACGCAATGTCTCACGCACGCGAGCAACATTGGCAACATTTGCGCGCGAACGGTTGGCGGAAATCCGCACCTCCCTCGGAAACGGCGGAAACCTGCGTCATCCAGAGGCGCGCGGACGGCACGATCCGCGGATTTAGATGCGCCGGGGACGCTGATCGCCGAAATTCGCCGCTCAACATTGGCAACATCAGGCGCTTGGCGCGCCGCGCCTGCGCAGCCTCTCGCTCATTGCCCGAACAGCGTCCGCGCGCGCCGCCCGCTCAGCCTCCGCACGCGCGGCGAACTTCTCATAGATCGCGGGGTTGATGAGCCAGGCGGAGGGCGTGCGCGCAAGGTTTGCCTGCGGCTCTGGCACGAGCCACCCCATCGCAACCAGGCTTTCCAGCACATCCATCAGTTCGCGCCGCTGTTCGGGAGCACGCAGCGGATGGTAGGCCTGCACGATGTCGCGTAGCGCCAAGCGCTTCGACTCTCGCGACAGGATGTACCCTGCGATCCAGCGTGCGTGGCCGGTCTGGGCCGTCGCGAACATCAGCGCCTCGGCCCGCAGCAGGTGAGGCAGGAGAACATCGCGCATGAGTGCCGCTACCCGCGCGGCGACAGGCTGGCCGATGGTTGCCTCGGGCTGCTGCGGGGGCTCATCATCGCGTTGACCATCGGCCGCATCGATCAGGTGGAACAACAGCGTCAGCCTAGCAAACAGGCCGGGCCATTTTCCCAAAGCGGCCTTGAGTCGGGCAGACGTATCCGGCAAGGCAGAGATGGAACGCGCGAGGTCGTTGATATCACCCCGATGCCGATGGGCGGCCTCAGACAGCTGCAGGACGACGGGTCCAGTTGGAGGCGCCGCGCACGGCGCGAAGCTCCAGGAGACCGGCATCGGAACAAGGCTGACCAGCGACTCAATCACTCGCTCATACCGGCCGATCGCTAGTCGGTCAGGAGCCTGGTCACGCCCCTCCTCCTGCCGCGTCGCCACGCAGTAGATGAAACGCTGCAGCAGCCCGTCGTCGGCGGCCTCCTGCGCAATGCGCTGGATCGGGCCAGGCTGGATGCCGCCCAGCACGCATGCGGACCAGCTCGGAACAGCAAAACTGCCGCGCCCTACCCGATCAACAACGTATCGCCCGCCGTTGTACAGGCGCAGGTAGGCGCCGCGATCGCTGCCCCCTTTGCCCCCGGATCGATAGCGGTCGAAGCTGGCGATCCACTCGCTCATTTCGTCCTGGCGCACGAGCACGCGTCCTGTCGGCACATGGTGCAAAGCCTGATCGTCGTCGCGGAGGACCTCAGACAGGGCCTCGATGGTGGTGCCCTCCACGAGGTAACGAGAGCAACGCGGCGGCGGCCCGAGCGTAGCCAGATCGCCCCCCGCTTCCTTCAGCTCCTTGGCGGCCGCCTTGTACTTGGCAGCGGCGTTCGCGTGTTTGCGCCGCGCCTCCATCTCGAGCCGCTCCACCGCCCGGGTGCAGGCTGCAATCACCGGGGATTTGAGGATGGAGGGGTCACCGACAATTGCGCCCCACAGTCGGGCCGCCTCGGTCCAGGTTTCATCCAGGCGCTTGGGTTGGATGCGCCAGTCCTCGTGGGTGACACTCGCACAGGTGACGAGCGCGGCAAGGGCAACGGCGGTTGCGTCCACGCCCATGCGCTCCGCCGTGTCGAAGGCAAACGCGCCGATCACGCCGGGCACATGGTGCGGCTGGAGCTTCGGCGCACCGGTCAGCGTGTCGTCGGAGAAGAAGTCGACAGGTTCCGGCCAGTCGCTCGCCTTAGTCTCCTTCTTCGCGTCGATCTCAACACGGGCTGACCGCGCGGGGAATGTCGTTGTAGCGCGACAGCCAACGGAACGGGTGCGTAACACCGTCTTTGATGTCGCGGATCGCCTCAGGCACCGAATCCATGAAGCCGCGCAGGGTGAGTACGACCTGCGGATCTGCCATGCCGCCCTTGAGGTATCGCATCGAAAGAGCGGTGATGGGCGCGTGGTAGTCGGTCCCGGTCAGGATGGCCGTGATCAGTTCCGAGCTGTCCCTCGTCTCCCCTTCGCGAGGTTCGTCGGGCTCCGCCTTGCCGGTGGTGTCGCCCGGCTGCTGGCGATGGACTTCCCATGCCTCGCGGAGCCGTTGCTCGGTCTCGTCGAGATCGATTTCCCGGTCCGTCTCGGCGATGATGCGGCACAGGCGCGGCGCACCCTTCCGGTGCCACGATCCCGGCCAGCGCATCGGGTGCACCATCGGGGTGCTGGTGCCATCCGCACCGACAAGCGCCTTCGCCATGGCGCGGCAGGACTTAAGCTTCGCATGGGACGCCGCATCGCGGGTTGGCTCCGTCAGGCGCCAGTGCAGATGCAGCTTGTGTTCGAGCTCGCCGGTTTCGGGATTGGGCCAATCCCCGCCGCTCGCCAAGCTGATCGTGACCGGCCCAAGCAGCGCCTCCAACTTTTCGCGCGCCTCCGAGGGCCGCTGGTCGCATTCAACGCTGAGGCACAAGCCGTTCTGCAGGTCGGCTTCGGTGGCATTGCCCGCATTCGAGAACGTCGCGATTGGCGGGGCAAAGACCACCGGCCGATGGTACTGCGCCGAACGGGTCGCGAATCGGGCTGCGGCCGAGATCAGGCGATCGCCATCGGACGACACCCGATGCGTCTCGATGTCGTAGACCTTGTTGGCGTCGTCGTAGAAGGCCCGCATCGAGACAAAGCTGCCCTCGTCCGCATACCTGAACAGCGCGTCCACGAAGCGCGCGATCTGGTCGCGATCCGCCTGCAGAGGAGCGTCGGCGTTCACCGCGGATCCTCCTCGGCTGACGCCGCGCTGCCCCCATTTGCGGCGGCACGCCGGCGCCTCTCCAGCGCCTCTTGCAGGACCAGGCCGAAGGAGCCGATCGCCGCCGGCGACGCAGCCAACGGGATCGACGTCACGCC